CAGAATGGTTTGCAAGAATTAAGGAGGCATAGTATGAAGTATAAAAATACAAAAACGGGCGCAATTATTGAGACGAGTACAGAGGTTTCCGGTGAAAACTGGGGACCTTTTGATGATGAAGAGTCTGAGGAGAAAAAAACACCAGCTAAAAAGCAGAAGGCTAACAAAGCGGAAGGCGATTCCAAAGACGATGCACAAGAGGGCACAGAATAATGGATCCATTCGCTACACTAGAAGATATATCTATCCTGTGGCGTGAACTTAAGGAATCCGAGTACAGCAAGGCAGAGAAGCTTCTGACAGTTGTCTCGGATTCTCTAAGATATGAAGCCAACAAGGTTGGAAAAGATTTGGATAATATGATTGAACAGAATGAGGCGTTGCGGAATGTTGCGAAATCTGTGACTGTTGACGTGGTAGCGCGTACACTTATGACATCGACAGACACAGAGCCAATGACACAGATGTCTCAATCAGCGCTGGGCTATTCGGTGACAGGAACATATCTGATTCCTGGAGGCGGTTTATTCATTAAGAAATCCGAGTTATCCAGACTAGGTCTTAGAAGACAGAGAGTTGGGGTGATGGATATTTATGGCATCGATGATTAAGGGAATTCCAGTAACACTGTATGAGAAGACAGTAATTGGAAAAGATGAATTTGATCGCCCGCTACACCAAGAAATACCAGTGACAATTGAGAATGTGCTTGTAGCTCCGGCATCGACCACGGAAATTCTGAACGCATTGAATCTGACTGGAAAGAAAGCGGTATACAATATCGCAATTCCGAAAGGAGACAATCACACTTGGCAGGATTGCCGGGTAGATTTCTTCGGAATGTCTTGGCAAGTGATTGGGTTTCCACAACAAGGCATTGAAGAGAATATCCCGTTAGAATGGAATCAAAAATGGCAGGTAGCGTTATATGGGTAAGACGAAGATTGTTTTGAACCGTGCCGGTGTTAGAGAGTTAATGCAGTCACCGGAAATGCAGGAGATACTTGTGGATCATGCGAATAAGATAGCCAGTGCATCAGAAACAGAAGCATATGTAGCGCAGACGCGAGCAGTTGTGAAAGTCTGCGGAGATGACGGTAATAACGGATTATTGAAGGCGGTTGGAAAACATGGTGGAAAAAATCGTTAAGGATTATCTGCAGTCCAGTCTTGAAATACCGGTTAGATTGGAAGAAGAGGATGATCTTGGAAATGAATATGTATTGATTGAAAAGACTGGATCTAGCACAGAAAACCATATTGCATCAGCAACTCTGGCTGTCCAGTCTTATTCTGCGTCCCTATACGGGGCGGCATCGCTCAACGAGCGGGTAAAAGAAGCAATGGAAGAAATAATCGAATTGGACGATATCAGTAGATGTGAGCTTAATACGGATTATAACTACACTGATACAGCAAGGAAAAAATATCGGTATCAGGCAGTATATGATATCGTCCATTATTAGGAGGGATAAGATGAATACAAAACATGTAAGCGCAGGAAAACCGAAAATCGGTGGAGCAATCTATCGAGCACCATTAGGAACCACGCTTCCGACTGATGCCAAAACAGAACTTGATGCAGCATTTAAGGAGCTGGGATACTGTTCGGAAGATGGAATCACAAATTCCAATAGCCCCGAGACAGATAACGTGAAGGCTTGGGGTGGTGATACTGTTCTTGATTTACAGACAAGCAAAGAGGACAGCTTCAAATATAAGCTACTTGAAATCACCAATATCGAGGTTTTAAAAGCGGTATATGGTGATGAGAATGTAACAGGGACACTTGAAACTGGAATTACGGTAAAAGCTAATAACAGCGAAGCGGAAGCATGCGCCTGGGTTTTTGATATGATATTAAAAAATGCATTGAAACGAATCGTTGTGCCATCAGGATCAGTTACAGAGGTAGCAGATATTGTCTATAAAGACAGCGAAGCTATTGGGTACGAAACAACAATGAAAGCAACACCAGATTCAGATGGGCAGACTCACTATGAATATATTGTAGAGAAAGGAAAATAAGATGGTTGTAGAAATGCCAAAAACAAAAACCGTAGCACTCGACGGAACAACAGAAAGTGGGTTCCAATATACAATACCACCAGATGCGATAGACGACTATGAATTACTGGAAGACCTGTGCGATATTGATAATGGAGATGCTTCTAAAATTACAATAGCTGCAAGACGACTTCTCGGAGATACACAGTTGGAGGCGCTCAAGGATCATGTAAGAAATGAAAACGGAAGAGTCCCAGCTACAAAAATGGTTGAAGAGATTACCCAGATATTCAATGAGTCAAAAGTAAAAAACTCTTAGTCCTCGCTCACATGATAAACATAGATGAAGAAGCATTGATTTGTGATTTCGCAGAAACGTATCACATTTATGATTACAAATCTCTACCGCTACGAACGGTGGGGATTTTTGCGTGTGGGTTGAGGCCGGATTCAAGAATCGGAATGAGAATATCTGATTCAAAACTTACAACAGATCAAACATTATTAGCACTGGTTGCTGATAATACGCGGGCAATCGCCTGGTTAAATAGCTCAGACGGTGCAAAAGGGATTAATCGTCCAAAATCATTGGTAGAGGCACTGATTGGAGAAAAGAAAACCATAGAAAGTGCAATCGAAACGTTCGAAACGGGACAGGATTTTGACGATGAGTGGAGACGACTGACAGGAGGTGAGAAGTAGTGGCAGGTACAGAACTTGCAAAAGCATATGTGCAGATTATTCCGTCTGCACAGGGAATCAGTGGAAAAATTCAGCAGGCAATAGACCCAGAGGCAGAACCGGCGGGGGCTTCGTTTGGAGGTAAATTAGTTGGAAAGTTAAAAGGGATTATTGCTACTGCAGCAATTGGAAAAGCGCTAGGATCAGCAATCAGTGAGGGAGCAAATCTTGAGCAAAGTCTTGGCGGAATTGAGACACTATTCAAGGATAGTGCTGACAAGGTTAAGGCGAATGCTGCGGAAGCCTATAGGACAGCCGGTATGAGCGCGAATGAGTACATGGAATTGACCACAAGTTTCTCCGCAAGCCTCTTATCAAGCTTAAGCAATGATACATCTAAGGCGGCAGATGTAGCAGATATGGCTATGACCGATATGTCCGATAATGCTAATAAAATGGGAACCAACATGGAAGACATTAAGAACGCCTATCAAGGATTTGCAAAACAAAATTATACCATGTTGGACAACTTAAAATTAGGTTACGGTGGTACTAAGACAGAAATGGAACGATTGCTTTCTGATGCCCAAAAAATTACGGGTGTAAAATATGACATCAACAATCTGTCTGATGTGTATTCGGCTATTCATGTGATACAAGGACAGTTGGATATTACAGGAACAACGGCTAAGGAAGCAGCAACAACCATATCCGGTTCTTTCGCCTCCATGAAGGCCGCAGCGCAAAATGTTATGGGTCAGATTGCTCTTGGAATGGACATAAAACCAGCTTTGTCAGCACTGGCAGAGACGATGACAACTTTTCTTGTTGGGAATTTACTTCCTGCAGTATGGAATGTAATTTCTGCACTTCCGGGGGCGTTAGTAACATTTATACAGACTGCTACACCACAGTTAGCAACTGCGTTAATGCAATTTGTTCCAGAAATTGCATCACAAGTTCAAACCGCACTACCACAGATGTATGAAATGGCAAACGGAATGCTGCTACAGATTACAACTGCAATCCAAACGAATCTTCCAGGGCTATTACAACAAGGTGTTGAAATCGTAACTAATATTGCAAATGGAATATTGCAGAATATTCCTCAATTAATTTCGATGGCAGCAACACTGATGGATAATTTTGAAAATGCGATATGGTCGGCGTTACCACTTGTATTAGCAGCAGGAGGCAAACTAATCCTCAATCTAGTTAATGGAATTATTAATAATCTTCCACAGATTGCAACAGCTGCAGCTCAAGCAGTGGCAAAAATGACAGCAACAATCGGACAGAATCTACCGCAGGTTCTGCAGTCTGGTATTGAGATTATTGGAAAGTTGGCGGCTGGATTAATTCGAGCAATCCCAAGCCTTATAGCTCAGATTCCTCAAATTATTTCTGGAATTCGAAGCGCGTTTTCAAATGTTGATTGGGGGACTATCGGTCACAATATTATCCAGGGAATTGCGAATGGACTAAGAAATGCAGGACATATGTTGTGGGAAGCTGTCAAGGGAGTGCTTGGAAACTTTAAAGACAATGTGTTAGCATTTTTCGGCATTCACTCACCCGCACGCTGGGGTGTGTTCGTAGGAGAAATGATTGACGCAGGATTCGTCAAAGGAATTATAGGAAAGCTTCCGGCAATTAACTCTGCAGTAACCAAGCTTCAGGATATTGCCACAAGCCCGTTCTCAAACGCGAATTTGAATTATGATTTACAGGGAACGGCAAACAGCTCTAGAACATCAGAAAATGAGACGTCAAGCCGACTTGATACTTTAATTGCATTATTAAGAGCGATTATTGCAATCATGGATGGAAAACCAAGCGGAGATGTAAGCGAACGAGAGCTGATTCGAGCATTAAGAGATATGGGGGTTGTATTCGAATGATAGAAATCAAATATGTATGTTCTAATGGAAAAGAATACAATCTTGTGGGTGACCGGATGAGACCAACGTCCGGTTACTTCCACGATTATGAATGGAAACCAATGACTACAGATCAGGAAATTGGAGCAGATGTATACGGGTTTGAAAAAGAACCAAAAACATATCAAATCACATTAACATTCCGTGGACCACTGGAAGAACGCAAAGCCAAGATGGATGAGTTGACAAACTGTTTTGAGTATGACGTTGTAAATCTTACTCCAGGGCGTATATGGTTTGGAAACTATTATATTGATTGCTATATTAAGGATATGTCCAGCAAAGTGTCATCTACCCGGAACTGCTGGACAGACATGGAACTCGGTATCTACTGTCCATATCCTATGTGGGCAGAGGAAGAATCTAAGAGCTTCTATCCGGATAGCGCGGGCAAAGGGGGGATTTATAACTTTTTAGATTACCCATATGATTATCAATACGACTATTCAAAACCATTATCCGGAACAGAGCATTGGTATGTAGATCATTACAGAAGTAGCA